ATTAATTCTTGCATTAGACGAAGAAATCTCTCACTTAAAAGAGGAGTATTCTAAAGTTACAACTGCTGAATTAACCGCATCTCATATTGATGAAGGTATGGGTTTTAATGTTGGCGATGAAGCAGAACTTGGAAAAAAAAAGTAAAAATCTCGGCTGTTGATTTAGCGGCTAAAATCTGTACTGTAATTGATGAGGAAGGCAAAACTTTTAAAGTTCAAGCTACCGAATTAAAAGCAACAAACAAAAAATATAGAGCTCAGGCAGGCAATCCTGCTGAACTTCAAACACAAGGTGACGGTGCTACCGTAGCAATCCAAGAAAAAGAGGAAGGCTATGTTGGCGCCGTTGTTAGTGTAACTATACCAGGATATCCAGCAAATACAAAAGTTCAAATTAAGGCGCTTGATTATACATCAAAAGGCGATGAAGATTTAGTTGACATTATTTTGCCAAACGGCAAACTTTCAACTGTTAAAAAAGGTAATGTAAAACTATTTGAAGCTGGTGTATATAATTCTCAAACGGATATGGAAAACAATCCAAAGACCGGTGAAAATAAGCCTGACAATGTTACTGGAGGCATAGATATAGCGCTTGATGGAATTGAAAATGCAATTGCAAATTTAACCGAACTCAAAGTTTCTATAGAAGAAAGTACTTCATTTTCGGCAGAAACCATAAACAAATGCATAGCAGAACTGACATCGTACAAAACACACCTGACCCAGGAAAAGAGCCACTCATCGTCGGCGTCGGTAAGCGGGTAAAGAAGGCGCCTTCTAATTATTACGTTAATCCGCAAGAACTAAGAGAAGAATTAGTTCGTTGCAAAGAAAGAGATCAACTTACAACCCGCGCGGTTGAAATGTTTCAAATGATGGCTAAAGAAGCTTCAAAGAAAATGAGATACCGCGATGAAGAAGACCGTAAAGATTGTATTGCTTTTGCAATGATGGATGTAGTAAGATATTGGAGAAGTTACAATCCAGAAAAATCCAACAATCCTTTTGCGTACTTTACACAAATGATTAAAAATGGGTTTGCAAAAGGCTGGCGTAAATTGCATCCGCTAGCTGCTGGTGATAAAGTATCACTTAGCCATGACAACGTATTTACAATGTGAAAGCAACAACTAATAAATCAAATCCTCCAACTAGAAAAAGTAGGTATAGGCAAGGCTACTATATACCATCTCATCCTGAGAAATATATAGGTGATCCTTCAAAAATTATCTACCGTTCTAGTTGGGAATACCGTTTTTGTAAGTATTGCGACGAAACTCCCGAAATAGAAAAATGGTCTTCGGAGCCGGTTGGCATACCATACATCAGTCCGCTTGATGGCCGTGAACACAGCTATTTTGTAGACTTTTATATGCGTCTTATTAAGCCTAACGATATATTGGAGTACTTGGTAGAAATCAAGCCTTCAAAGGAGCTAAAGCCACCTGTAATGACAGAAGGCCTAACAACCATTAAAAGACTTAAGCAGTATAACGATGCAGCATCACGCTGGGTTATAAACAGAGCAAAGTTTCAAGCGGCTCAGGAATTTGCAAGAATAAACAATAAACATTTTATTATTGTTACCGAAGAATTTCTATTTAAAAGAGTAAAATAAAATGAAGAGTCCAGCCAAAGCATACCAAGATAATAAAAGAAGCAATCCAAAAATGAGATCGGAGGCTTATTCTTTTTTCTTTAATAAGTACTTTAAAGATCCGTATCATGATAAAGGCTTTTTGGATACAACAGAAAGACTACAGGCTAAAAACCTAAAGCAATTCATACCAGGAAAAATTTATACTTTTCAGTACGATCCACTTTATAAAGACATTTTAGATTACTATGATAAGCGACCAATTATTTTGGTATGCGGCCAATGGGTTGCTAAAAGCACTGGTAACACAATTGTTACTGGAATCAATTTTAACTTTTTGCCTGAGATTGCAAAAGTAAATACTTTAGAGTATTACTATCAATCGGTAAAAGATGACTTGGATGTAGCATACAAAATAACAACGGAGAGTGATCAAGTATCATTTATCAAAAGAGCTCTTATAGTTTTACAAGATTTAGTACAAACTTTTAATATTTTTAATAAGGCTGGCCAAATTGGATACCAATTTGCAATGCGTAATTACATTGTAAGCAACCGAATCAAACAACCCGTATTAGTTGAATATGACGACTGGGAGTGGATTCCTTTTTTGCAAACAAAAGATATTGTTGGCAAAAGCATTGGTGAGATTTACAAAGAATACATTGAACAAAAAAATGTACTTGCTAAAAAGCAGCCACCTATTATTACAAAAGCTGCAAATAAACGAAAGTATACAAACAGATAAATAGATAATAAATGAACATAATAAAACATAAAATATAATGGCAGGCTTCATAGATCGCGTGGGATCAAATCCTATATTTGGGCAGATATCAAAAAGCCTTAGAACTCTGTCCTCACTTGGAATGAAGTATGAGGATATGGTGGTTAAACAATCTAGAGCTGTCGGTGTTACCGAAGCTGAGTTTGGATTACAAGGATATTTACCGGAAGAATTTTTATACTCATTAGCGCTTACTGATGTAAGTCACAAAAAGTTTATTGCATTCTTTGATAAGGATTACAAATCACGTAGAGATTATTTAAGAAGATTTGCAATGAACCCAGAAATTGAATTCTGTGTTGACACTGTAGCAGATGAAGCTATTGTATACGACGACACAAATTTCTTTGCTGAGGTTGATACAACACTTCTTAAAGGTATTGTTGATCCAGATAATGCAAAAGATATTATGGATGAAATTAGCACTTCATTTCGTAAGATATATGCTCACTTTCATTTTAATGAAGGCCACGACGGCTGGGCCTATTTTAGGCAATTACTAATTGATGGTTTCTTGTCGTTTGAAATCATCTTTGATCCTGAAGGAAAAAACATTATTGGTTTTAAAGAGTTAGATGCAACTTCCCTGCGCCCAGGAGTGGAAAAATCAGGCGATGGAATATATCGTAAAATATGGGTGCAATATGAAGATATTCCTGCAATGAAAAGAGTCTTATTGGATTCACAGGTTATTTACATATCGTATGCTAAAGGTAATTTTACTGGTCGTGTATCATATGCGGAAAGAATGATTCGTTCTTTTAATCTTCTTCGTATTATGGAGAATAGCCGTGTAATTTGGAACATTATGAATAGCAGTTTTCGATTGAAAATGGTTGTTCCAATCGGTACTAAATCGCCACAAAAAGCTAAAGAATCGTTAGCAGAAATGATGGCCATTTATAAAGAAGATGTTTCATTAAACTATGATTCTGGAGAACTTGCTGTTAATGGTAAGCCTGCAATGCAGTTTTACAAAAACTATTTGTTTCCATCTAAAAATGGCGAATCACCTGAGATTGAAACAATTGGTGGAGACGGATATGACTTAAGCGATACTGATGCTCTTGGTTATTTCCAAGACAAATTAAAAGAAGATTCTAAAATTCCATTTGGAAGATTTGATCGTACGCAAGATGGCGGTGGATTCAGCATCAGCTCCGATGGTATGGCACGAGATGAAATTCGTTTTAATAAATTTATTGTTCGTTTGCGATCAATTTTCCAAGAAATCTTGGTTAAACCGCTATTCATTCAAGTTGGATTAAGCCATCCTGAACTGGCCGAAGATGAGTTGTTTAAATCTGCACTATCTCTTAAGTATCGTTCTGATAATTTATTTGAGGAACTAAAAGAAATGGAAGTAATGGACAAACGCGCAAGCTTTATCCAAACTATGATGGGAATCAACGAAAACATTCCGGATTCTACAGGAATGATGCAGCAGGTACCGTACTTTGATCCAAAGTTTTTGATTGAAAAATATCTTGGCTTGACTAAAAATGAGATGGATCGTAATCTTATGTACAAGGATGAAGCACAAATTAAAAATGATGCTGCAATGAAAGCAGCTGCTGCAAGCGGAGCGGGTGGCTTCTAAACCAGAAATTTATATGAATTGCTAGCACGGTTATAAAACTTAATATATTCTATGAATATAAGCTGAAAGGAAACTTTCAGCTTTTTTGATGAAAATTGTTAATAACTTTTTAGCAAAACATTTTTTACTATCGGAATTATTGTTTATATTTACATAAATTAAAAAACAATATACAATATGAACATTGAAAGATTTAACAGACACGAAAACATGAATGTTGATACGCGTCACAGGATCCTGGATCTTATATTTGACTTATCAATTATTGAAAACTGTAAAGCGGATAACACAATTAATATGCTGTATGGCTTGTTTGATGGTTATGATTATTCTATGCATATTGAATCTGATAACTTGATTAACCAATTAACCAAAGGCGGAAACACTGGATTGGTTAAAGAAATTTTTGAAATCACTGCAATCATTAAGTCGTATCCTAGATATGAATTAGAAAAATGCTAGTATACTGGCCTCAAACACATTAGTAACAACCGGTTCACTGCACCGTTAAAACAAAAAATAAATGAAGTATTTAAGTATTGACATTGAAACAACTGGTCTTAACCGGGAAGCTGACCAAATTTTATCAATTGGCGCCATTGTAGAAGATACAAACAATTTGTTACCGTTCAATGAAATTCCTAAATTCCATGTGGCTATTAAAAGAGAAAACCTCTCAGGCAGCCTTTTTGCAATCAACTTAAACCGTGAGTTGATTCAAACAATGGTTCACTACCAAACAGCAAAGGACCAAGATGAAAAGAATGACATCGTTCAGATGACAGGTATGCAATTCATGGATGAACTGGATGTAGTGGAAGCGTTATTTCAATTCTGCTATAGAAACGGTATCGTTGATTTTGATCCCGAAGGCCTTGCAAAAACATCTAAAGTGGTTAATGGCGTTAGATATCCAATGCTAACAACTAATATGGCAAAAGTTCATATTACCGCAGCTGGTAAAAACTTTGGTACCTTTGACAAAGTTTTTTTAGAAAGACTGCCAAGATGGAAACAAGTTTTTAAAATCCGCCAACGAATCATTGATCCTTCTGTCCTATTTACAGACTGGGCAAACGATGAATCGCTTCCAGGGCTATCCACTTGTAAAAAACGCGCAGGTTTATCTGAAGTGGTTGCTCACAATGCATTAGAAGACGCATGGGATGTTATTGAATTGATGAGAAAACATTATTAACAAAAGAAAAACTAAGTATACTCTTTGAATATAAACTCTAAATGAAAGCTAATACATAAGTATGATTCAAGAACTATTTACTGAAAAATATCGTCCACAAAGTTTGGACCAAACCATTTTGCCAACCCGTATTCGTAAAGCAATCGGCGATGGCAAACTGCATCAAAACTATTTGTTTTACGGTCCTCCAGGTTTAGGTAAAACAACTTTGGCTAAAGTGCTTGCCAAAGGTTATCCAACGTTATACATCAATGTTTCTGACGAAAGCTCGGTGGATGTAATCCGTGAAAAGATTACTAATTGGTGTTCAACCATTTCTCTTATGGATGGCGCTGAGCAATTTAAAGTGGTTCTTCTTGATGAGATGGATGGAGCATCTGACCAATTCTATAAAGCACTTCGTGCAACCATAGAAAAATTTGCGGCAACTGCGCGCTTCATAGGCACTTGTAATTATATTAATAAGGTTCCAGATCCAGTGCAATCTAGATTCACCTGTATTAATTTTGATACCATTTCTAAGGAAGAAGAAAAAGAAGTTATGCTGGAATTTGCTAAACGTGCATACGCAATCTTTGGTAAATCCGGAATCACAATTTCAAAAGAGGCTCTTGGTGAATTTGTAAAACGGAACTTTCCGGATATGCGTTCAATTGTCAACAAAATTCAAACATTTGTTGTACAAGGCGTAACAAACATTGAAGCCAATGACGTTAAGAAACTTAACTATTCTTTTCGCGATATATTTGAAATGGCTAACAAGCCAGCTGACGCGTATGAAAATTACAAATTCTTAATGACAAACTATAGTAGCAAAGTAGATGAAGTACTTGCAGCATTAGGCACTGAATTACCGGAATACATTCGCGATAACCAGCCTGCTAAAATTGCAAAGATTCCACAAATCTTAATCACAGTAGCTAATCACCAAGCACAGCGAGTACATGTTATTGATCCGTGCGTTACAATGTTATCGGCGGTATTTAACTGTCAAATTATATTGAATTCATAATAAGTAGTTTTAGACTGCGTAAACAAGCATAAATTTAAAATATGGAAGTTGCACCTACATCAGAAAAGTCAAGTAAAGAAGCTGACGTCATGCTGGAAACTCATAAATGGGAGTCATCTATGATTCGTTTAACATCATATAACTATGAAGCTGAAGCTTTATTGGTGGAATTTGTAAATGGCAACGAATATTCGTATGAAGACGTAAAACCAGCAGAATACGAAGAGTTTATAAAAGCGGAATCACAAGGCAAATACTTTCTTGCCAATATTCGAAACAAAAAAATAACACACAAAATTAATGAACATAAAGAGAACTGAAGATCTTAAAGCGTATATTCTTCAAAAATATTCGCACTTGCATCCCAAGAAATTTGACATTGTTAAAATTGGTGTACGCATTTACATTTATTATGTAGGCAATGATAATAGCCTACAACGGGAAGTTTTGTTTAAAGGATGCTTGCCAACAATTGAAGGAGTACCACTACTTCGTGAAGTCTTGGAAAGAGGCGTGGATGCTGCCATTAAAAAGTGGAATCCACAAAATGTTAACAAGTAAATATAAAAAAGTTTTTTTATTTAAAACTATTAATTATATTTACATTATAAAAAATAAACTATGGTATTAATTTTTGATGGAAATTATTTATTTTACAAATCTTTATTTGTATTTTCTTCCTATGGAAGCAATGGTAGACTACTTGATTCTGAGCAGGACCAGGCAATGTTTGTACGTAAAGTTGCAACTGATATGGCTTATGCAATTCGTCAGTTTGGTAATCCTGACCATGTAATCTTTACAATTGATTCCCGCTCTTGGAGAAAAGATATTGATATCCATGATGGCGCATATAAAGGTCATCGTGAAAAGGACGAAAGCAAAGTTAACTGGGATGCTTTTTATGATATTATGAATGACTTTGGAAAGATTCTTCTTTCTCGTGGATTTGTTGTATCTCGGCAGGAAAAAGCTGAAGGAGATGATTTAATGGCTCTGTGGTCAATGGCCCTTTTGGAAAACGGCATGGATGCAATTGTTATTACCGGCGATAAAGATTTAACGCAAACTGTGGCTGTTAATAACAGTGGAAACTTTTCGGTAGTATACAATTCAAATACAAAAACTCGTAAGCTGGTAACATCAAAAGGATTTAAAAAATGGATGACTTCCGATGAAGTGGATATTTTTAACGCTGACAGCTATATGAACCGCGGAAAAGACTTAATCCAAGATGCTCTGAATTCAATTGATATTGAAGAAATTGATCCATTCTATATTGTTTTTGAAAAGGTTATCATGGGAGATTCCGGAGATGCGGTTCCACCAATTTACACATGGCAAAAAGATAACAAAACATTCCGTGTTACACCTGCCAAATGCTTACGCATCTGGGAAATTATTAATGCTGTCAAGCCGCTAACTGATATTATGGATCTGCCAAGCCGTGCTACTGAAATTGCAAATGCAATGAATGCTGTGGTAAAACAAAATCCGCCGGCTGATTTAATTCGTCACAATCTTACCCGAAACATTCAATTAGTATTTTTGGATAAAAGAGTTATTCCGGAATCAATTCAAACAGAATTTGTTCCTCATTTGGAAGCGCTACTTAAACGTAAAACTTTAGCTGCTCGTAGTTACGATATGCACGCTATACTTGAAGGCACTAAATACATAACAAACGGAAAAACATTCGAAGCGGATATTTTTGCTGCTTTATCAAAACCTAGAAAATAATGAAACACTCAATTATTATGGCACGAATTGTTGCTATATTTGCAATTACAATGGCTTTATCATTTGTTCCAGATTCATTTCATGAATTTTTTGGCGATTGGCGTTGTAACGGAACCGAAGTTGTTCGTGATGCTAATGGAGAATTCGTTTATTATACAGGCTGTCATGAAAACGGTAGTGAACACAATTCACAGTGGCATTGGGGATTTCGTCATTGCCTTTGGATGTTTATGGGTTTAAGTCTTTTTATTTACAATTCAATTCTTATAGCCATATCTATTAACAAAACAATAAAACAATAAAACATATGAAAAACATTAAATCATTTTTTATCTATGCATGGATTTTTACGCAAGTATTTGTGATAATTTATTTGTGGTCTATCATGTTGTACACCGCCGTTACTGGAATAGAATTAAGTAAATACATTAAGTGGGACTGGTGGATATTCTTATTTATGCTTGACTTGTGGTCTGCAAAATTTTTAAAAGAATTGGCAGACAGAAAGACTGACCATAATTCTAAAACTTCTAACTAACACAGTATATAAGCATTATGGAGCTATTTGATTTATTAAACGCAATGTTTGCAAAGCGTCACGAATTTGAAAAAACAACTTTGCATGAAAGAGGCCGACATTTTTTTATTGTCAATCGCTTTATGAGTATAAAGTATCCGGTGCAAGCACAATTTCTTAACAACACAAAAATACATCCAGGTAACGGCGTTACATATTGGGCTGACACTGTTGGCAAAATGTTTAACAAGACTCCAGCCTGGATGTTTGTTAAAACAAAAAAGGCTAAAGAAGCCAAAGCGGCAGCACGGCCTATAAATGATGAAACCATCAAATATTATTGTCAAAAGAATCAATGCTCTCGCAGGGATGTTGATAATGCAATGTTATTGGTTGGCGAACCATTTATTGAAGAACTACAAACGCTTCAAAGACTGATTTCTAAGAGCTGATATATAGTTAAAGGCTGTATAAGCTTTTAAAATGACTATTGATTAAATGGTATTAGCGACACTCAGCCAAGTCGGAGACTTTGCAAAAATTTCTTACAACCACTCACTAAACTACGTAACAGCGCTTACTGGCTATGTTTACCAATCTTCTGGTGTTGGTGCGGTAAAACTTGAGTTTCGATGGTCAATTACCAATCAAATCAAAACCGCTTGGATTGAATTAACAAATCAAAATTTAACCAACGTTAAATTAGATGCAAACAATGACTTGTGGATTGACTTCCGTATTACACTAATTTCGGGTGGACCAGTAATGGTAAATTCTATTGCCGTTACGTATACGCAAGATCCAATTGCACAAGACAAATTCTTAGGATTTGTCCCTGTTGCTAACGCATGTTCAACTGGCAACATTACTACTCTTACCAAAATAGAAAACTTTTCGTTTAAGCCATACGAGGTAAATGCGGCAGTTTCGCTGTACAAAAGTTTAAGTAACACAGTTAATGAGTTGTTTGGCCATAGTGTAGAATATGCTCGAGCTCTTCCTCTACTGAGCGGCCGTGATGTTACGCTGAAAGAATGGACTCTTTATGACGTAGACGATCCTTGCTGTATCAAGGTGCTGGTTCCAAACAATGAATTCCCAGACAACAAAATAAATTTTGGACCAATGGGACTTGATTTTGAAATGCCGTTTGAAGTTCATATAGCCAAAGAGTATTTTGAAGATATTTTTGGTATTGGCTGTGCTCCGCAGAAAAGAGATATTCTATACTTTCCACTTACTAATCGTATTTATGAAGTACAAAGTTCTTATTTGTACAGAGACTTTATGCAAAAACCGATTTATTGGAAAGTTGCATTAATGAAGTACGCTCCAAAATCAAATCGTTCAGAACCGTTAGATTTGCGTAGACAGTTTGATA